CCGATCAGCGCAGCCTCGGCGCGGCCGATGGCGCGGGCGCGGGTGCAGTGCCCGCGGCGCGCGGTCCAGTGGTGGGCGTCCTCGGGCATGAGGCGGCCGGCGCAGTCGAGGGCCAGCGCCTTGTCGGCACGGATGCCGAAATGCCCTTTCCAACGCACGGGCGACACGACCTCGTAGGGCCAGCCGTGGCAGGCGGCGATCGTGCAGATCGCCATGTAACGCTGCCCCAAGGCGAAGGCGCTGCTTGCACCCATGCTGCGTCCGGCCCCGGCGAACGGGACTTGCTTCTCTATCCACAGATGGCCGCAGCGCCGGCCGTCGAGAGCCGCCAGCAGATCAACCGCCAGTTCGCGCACGCGCAGCTCGCCGGCCGACATGGGCATGTCGATTATGTGCAGGACGCGACACGTCTCGGCATCCAGGAATGCGACCGCGCCATCAGCGCCGGGGTCTGCGCCGGCCACGATCATCGCCAGCCCCGGCGCAGCGTGGCGGTCTGGTGGCGGATCAGCATCTGCCGCAGCGGGGTGTGCCGCCGCGACCTCACCTTGCGGTGCAAGCGGAGCCTCCACGATCCGCGGAGCGGGATTCTGCACAGCAGATGGTAGGCACGACCGCTGCGGCTCATCGCCGACTCCCCCTTCCGCCGCCACGGGTGCCCCGGCGGGTCGCCAATCCAACACTCGGCGAACTGCGCGTCGGTCCACTCGGGAGTGTCGTCTTCGAGCATGTGACGCGCGATGTCTTCCTCGGTGGTTGCATCGACCTTGTCGAGATCGCTGCCGAGGCCGCGCTGCCGCATGTGCATGGGGAGGCGCGTGGGCGTGGAGTGCCGCCTCATCGCGATTCCTGCCCTACGAGATACGCGTGCTCGAGCGCTTCGATCAGCAGCCTCACCACGTCCGGCTCGGCCGGCGTTTGAAGATCGCGGGCATGGTCGAAAGCCAGCGCGAGGATTCGCGCGAGCGCGTCGGCCTCCTGTAGGAAGGACGGGATGTCGCGGTCGTCGCTCATGACGCGCTTCCGGACGCGGGCAGCCCGAGATTGGGGGCGAGCCGCCCGCGCCGGTCCTGGCCGACAGGGGACAAAGACGACCAGGGGTTCCGATTCATGACGGCTTACGCCTGAGATCGCGGCTGGCCCACTCGACGAGGCAGCGGCCGCCGCGGATCAGCTTCTCCCCGAGCCACAGCGCCGCCCGCCTCATCTGCCACCTCTGCCCAGCGTTGCCGCGTCTCGTTGACGAGTGTCTGAAGGCGGTCGCACTCCGCGATCAGTGCGAGCGCGATTTCCTTGCGGCGCGCATCCGGCAGGCGCCGGAACGCCCAATGCCGAGCCGTCTCGGGCGGTACGCCCATCAGGCGCGCCAGGCGCTTCACCCAGTGGTGGCACAGCTCCGGCGGAAGGCGGGCCGTGATCGCCGTCATGTCGGGTTCACATTTGCGGTGTGACGCCATTGGCCGCCTCTCGCGTCATGTTCGTGACGCGAGGGAGGGCCATTCACATGGAATAGCGTGTGCTCACCGGCCGGCTTGGCGGCGGAGCCGGTGAGCATCACGCAGCGCTCTTCGCGCGGGGCTTAGTCTCGAACAACCTGTCGTCAACCTTCAGCGCGGCGGCAAGAGCCGCTTCGCGGAAGCGGATACAGGCCCACGCCGGGAAGCCGCGCGTGCGCCAAGTACTGATGGTGTTGTCCTGAACGTCGAATGCAGCAGCAACCGTCCTGTTGCCGCCAAGGGCGTCGATGAGTTCGCTCGCTGTCCTGATCACACTCTGATAATTCGCGATCTGCGAAGAATGTCAAGTCGCCAAATGCGAATATCTAAGGAGGGTTCGCGGAGTCAGGCTCGGCGTATGTCGCGCCGCGCAGATACGCCCTCCGAGGAGCCGCAGGCTCGCAGACTGTTCTTTGCCCGAAAAGCCTTGGGGCTATCTCAGGCCGAGATGGCGCGGGAAATGGGAGTAGAGCCGCAAACCTATAATCCGTGGGAAAAGGGCGGCCGAAACCGGTTTCCGTCAGACGACGCGCTACACCGTCTTTGGGTTAACCAACACATTCCGCCCGAGTGGATTAAATACGATCTACCGGGCCGGCTAAGCCTTGACCTCGTCATTAAACTCGTAGCGCTGGGGGCCATGCCGGCTCCGCCGGAGCTGCGATCGCCTGCCTAAAATTCGCAAAGCGCGAATAATCGTCTTGTAACTTCGCATCCTGCGAATTATAACCCCCCGCCGGCACCCCCGCCGGGTGTTTCGCGGGCATTGTGGCCCGCAGAAAGGGACCGTTATGGCTAGTAGCCTAAGACATGCGATGCCTCCCCCGCTCCCCGAGCGGATCGAAGAATGGCAGCGCTTTCTGAAGCAGGAACGCACGCTCAACGACCTTGTCGAGGACATGCACCGCATCCTCGTCGCTGATGAGGAAGACGGGCCTGCCTACCGGGCGTTGCTGCGTGCGGTCTACGACGAGCAGGCTGTGGAAGGCTCGCTTTCTGCCGACAATACCTTCGCGGCAGACATGATCCGCAAAAAGGCGAGGTTGCTGGACCCGGCGCACGAGCTGGCCGAGCAGAAGGCGGCCACGATCTCTAAGGCGCTCAACATCGTTATGCGGCGCTATCACTCCTCGCGCAAGGAGCGGCGCTACATGCTCGAAGGGGAAATCGTCCCCGCCGCAGAGCGCAACGGCGACAACGAATAGGTTGTCGCTCCTCTAATCTGGGGCCGGGGCAACTATCCTCGGCCCCTCATTGGACAGAATTTGAATGACAAATGAACTTGAGACGCTCCCGCGCATGATCGCCCGGGCCACGGCGTTGCTTGTCGCAGCGACGAGTGCGGCCGAAATCATCGAGGCGAGCCAGGAAGCGAGCGTCATTTACGATGCCGCCAAGGTCGCACTCAGGTTTGCGAAACTGAAGAGTGCACATGCCGAGGTATGTGCAACGGCCCGCAAGATGATGGCTGACGCCCTGACGATCGAGGCCCGCGCCCAGGTCCGCCTAGCCGACGAGTACGACGCCGCGCAGAAGCGGGGCGAAGTACAAACAGGAGGTAACAGAAGCGGTAAGCGTACTATTCCCAATGAGAATAGTACTCCGACCGTTACCGACATCGGTATTACCAGCAAGCAAATTCATATGGCGCGCAAGGTACGCGATGCCGAGCAACTGGAACCGGGCGTCATTCGTAAAATATTGGACGAAAAATTAGCTGCCGGGGGCGAGCCGATGCGTGCCGACATCAACCGCATTATTAAGGGAGGCAAACCGAAGACGGGGAACCTGCAACCGCAGAAGCGCAAGAATAATACGCTGCCGGCAGAGGCGGCCGCCCGATTGATTCTGGACGAACGCAAAACCTACGCGGAAACGGAAAAGATCACCGGACTCACTAACATCGTTCTGCGGGCCGCTGTCGCGCGCGAAGAGGGACGCCGCGAGTCAGTCATAACTCGCGACATGCTCTCGCTGACAGCGCAGCAGAAGCTCGACACGGCGATCCGCCAGTACAAGGCCGAACTAGCCGCATCCTTCCATCAAACGGTCAATGCCCGCATCAAGGAATTGCTGGAGGACACATATTTGCCCCGGCACCGAAAGGAGCAGGCAGAAGCCAAAGCAATAATGAACGCCCGTCGGGGGATCATGACCAAGGCGACCTTCAACGCCATCAGGCGCGGGCTGCATCCCGACAGCCGGCTCTCGATCAGCGATCAGATGCTGGGCGAAGCCTTCGACACATTTATGGGGCTGGAAAAACGCCTGCTGAAGGAAGCCGACTCGCCGACGACATTCGTCGACATCCCCTCCAGCCTCGCCGAATGGGACAAGAAAAGGGCGGCGAGGCGTCCGACAGGCGCCACCGCAATGAGGAGGGCCTGATGGGGGTATGGCCATGACCAGCCCGGTCGCCCTGGTGGCGCGCGACGCCCTCGGGCTCGTGCTGTGCGGCGCCTGCGCGCTGCTGACGGTGGCGTGGCTGTGGATTGCGGTGGGGTCATGACGCTCACCCTTGCTCCCGGCGACCCGCCGCTGACCCTGGGCGAGGTTGCTCGGCATTACCGGATGCCCGAACGCCAGTTGCGCACCATCATCCGCCAGAAGGGTGTCGAGGTCTTGCGGTTCGGCAATACCGTGCGCTTCGATCGCCACGCGCTTTTATCGTTGGAGGAGGCCCTCAGGTGCCGCGCAGGGGATCAGGACTCAGAGTCGAACGGCGACCAAGCACCGGCGCTCTCACGATCGTCGGCACGGTCGCGGGGCAGCGCGTACGAAAACGCGCTCAGAGCGACAACTATAAGCTCGCGCAGGAGGAAGCCGCCGCCCTCGAAACCGAACTCTTGCGAACCCAGTGGCACGGCCCGCGTCGTGGTACTCGGCCCTTCGCGGAGGCGGTGACGTCCTATCTCGAAACCCTGCCGCGCAGCAACAGCACGAAGGCACGGCTGAACCGCATCCTGATCGCCGCCGGGGATGTGAAGCTGGCCGCTGTCAATCAGCAACTGGTGAATCGCATCGCGCGCCGGATGCTCAGCCCCGACGCCAGCCCCGCCACCTTGAAGCGGGGCGTCATCACGCCGCTGCG